CCGTCCTGCAGATACTTGCTGCAGCGCACGCGGGACGTGGCATCCTACTCCCCATGACGAGAGACGACCTCATCGCGGCACTGGCGGCGTCGCCCAAACGGGGGCGGCTGACGCTGCTCCTGAAGCTCATCCCCCAGCCTGCGGCGCTCATCGCCAAGCGGGCGGGCATCGGGCGGGCGTCGCTCTACCGCGAGGCGACGATGTCCCTCGCCACGAAGCTGCGGGTGGCGCGCGTGGTGCGCGTGCCCGCGTCGATCATTTGGCCGGAGACAGCGACGCTCGCGTTCGAACTGCTCTACGGCTTTGGGGGAGGGAAACGGCGATGAAGAAGAGCAAGGTAGACGACACCGGGACGCTGCAGGAGGCGCGCGTGATCAACGCGCTGGTCAGCGACGTGACGCTGACGCTGGCGAAGCCCGAGGCCGGGACGGTGGCCGAGGTCGGCGACGACAAGTTCGTGCGCGTCGGGCCGCTGGTCACCGACGTGAGCGCCGCGCTGGGCGTGACCGAGGAGAACGTGCGGATGGCCCTGACCGCCGCCGTGAGTCAGGGGCTGCTGGAGGTGCCGCCGTCACTGCCGGTGAGCGAGCACCCGATCACGCTGGTCAGGCCGGGGACGTTGTGAGGGTCAGGGTCGTGGTCGAACTGGAAGCCGGGGGCGTGCTCTACGAGCGGACGGCCAAGGCGCTGGCCGTGGCGAGCGCGCTGCGGGTGCTGGCCGACGACCTCGACCCGCCGCGCCCGCGCAGCCGGGGCCGGGGGTCGCGGGTGTGGGGCGTCATTCGCTACGTCGGGAAGACCGAGATCGACTTGGATGTGCAGGCGGCACCCGCGCCGCCTGCCGAGACACCGCTGCTCGATGCGGCTGAGGGCAAGTGACCGACTGTGTGCTCTGGCCCGGCTACGTGATGCCCAACGGCTACGGGCAGGCGTATGACCCTGCCCGGTATCTCGCAGGCGAGCGCCCGCAGGTCTACGCGCATCGCCTCGTCTACGAGCAGCACGTCGGGCCGATCCCGGCGGGGCACGAAGTGCATCACCGTTGCGGGGTGAAGGCGTGCGTGAACCCCGCGCACCTTGAGGCGCTGACCTACTCCACGCACAAGCGCACGCACCGGAGCGTCTGCAAGAACGGCCACGCCATCGACGGCGACAACATCAGCCGCTGGTCGGCTCGCGACGGACGCGAGCACCGCCAGTGTCGAACCTGCTACAACGCGCGGATGCGTGCCTTTCGCGCACGCCGCACTGGAGAAGCCCGATGACCGAAGAACAGCAGCCGCCCACCCCGGCGGTCGAGAGCGGGGTGTTCGCGCACTCCCCCACGTTTGCCAAGCTCGCCGCCGCGCTCGCGAAGGCGCAGGCCAACTACGGCGACCTGAAGGCGTCGCAGGTCGCTGACGCCGAGAAGTACGTCTACAAGTACGCCGACCTCGCGGCGGTGCTCGCGGCGGTGCGCCCGGCGCTGAACGCAGCGGGCATCGCGCTGTTGCAGGGCGTCGCCATGCAACGCCCGCAGGGCAGCAGCGGGCTGATCGTGCTGGTCGAGACGCGCCTGATCGACCAGTCGGGCGAGTGGCTGGCGACGACCGTGAAGCTCCCGAGCGGCGAGGTCGCGCCGCAGAAGGTTGGGTCGCTGGTTTCATACCTTCGTCGGTATGCCCTGCTCGCGATGGTCGGGGTCGCTGCCGAGGACGATGACGGCAAGGAGGCCCAGCAGGCCGCACCGCCGAAGCGCACGGCCCCGCCTGCGCCGCCGAAGACCCAGCCCGCGACCGCGCAGCCGGTGAAGCGCGACACGCCGAGGCCGGTGGACGCGACGCCGCCTGCCGAGGAGCCGGTGACGCCGCGCACCATCGCCGACCCGGTGCGCGAGGACGGGGTTCGCATCAGCGCGAAGGACCGGGGCTTGCTCTTCAAGGTGGCGAAGGAGCAGGGGCTGAACGAGACGCAGGTCAAGCAGTTGATCTTCGCGCTCTGGGGCTACACCTCGACGGGGGCCATCCTGCAGGGCGCGCAGTTCGGCAAGCTGCTCTCGGCGATGGAGAACCCGCAGGACCACGGCGTCACCATCGGCAACGGCGACCTGACCTACGACCGTGCGAAGGACGCCAACCCGCTGCCGGGCAACCCTGACCTCGGGGGACTGTGATGGCGAAGGCACGCGCGCCCCGTGCGGGGCCGAAGGTCTACGCCAAGCAGTTGGTCATCGAGGTGCCCAAGGCGATGCTGGAGGAGGCCGCGCAGCAGGCGTGGCCTGACCTCGTCACGCTCGCCGAGGGCGCAGGCTGGCGGGTCCGCGACACCGACGACTACCTCTGGTGCGGCAAGGACCACGCGCTGCTGCGGCAGGGCACCGACGAGATGCGCGGCATCCCGGTGCTGCTCTTCCAGAACTGGTGATGAGCACGCTCCACTTCGACCACGAAACCCACACCTTCTGGCGCGAGGGCCAGCGGGTGCTGGGGGTCACCGAGATCCTGCGGCGGTGCCGCCTGACCTCGCCCTACTGGACCGTCGAGGCCCGCAACCGGGGCACGCGCGTCCACAAGGCGCTGCACGTCCTGCAGACGCTCGGGGACGCCGAGGGTCGCTCGCATCTGCTGGCGGGCGACCTGCCGTTCTACGCGGCGGGCGTGCGGGCGCTGGACACGTTCGGCATCGAGGTGCTCGGGGCCGAGGAACTGGTGGACGGCGGTGCCTACGCGGGCTGGCTGGACCTGCGCTGCCGCCTCCGGGGGCGCGCCCTGCCGATGGTCATCGACTTCAAGACGGGCCGCGCCGCGCCGTGGACGCCGCTCCAGTTGGCCGCGTATGCTGCCCCGCAACCGACGCCGCACGACCGGGCGTTCATCGAACTGCTCCCGTCGGGAGCGCCGAAGCTGACGGTCTGCCGCGAGCATCGCGGCGACCTGCGGCACTTCAACGCCTGCGTCGCCGTGGCGCAGTTGCAACTGGCACTGGAGATCCCTGATGGCGAAGACTGAGACGCTCGTCGTGTTTGAACCGGCCACGCACATCGACCTCGCCGAGGTGGCGACGTGGGTCGTGGACGGTCCCGAGACGGCGGAACTGGCCGTCGAGTATCGCGAGGGCGTCAAGGCGCTCATCCGCGAGATCGAGGCGGGCTACAAGCCGCACGTCGCCCGCGCCCACGCCGCGCACAAGGCGCTCTGCGAGGAACTGCGCCTGCGCCTGCTGCCCTGCACGGTCGCGCTCGACGCGCTGAACCGGGCCATCGGCAGCTACGAGGTGGCGCGGCAGCGGGCCGAGGAGAAGTCCCGGCGCGACGCGGAGGCGGCGGCGCTGGCCGACGCGGAGGCCGCACGGGCGTCGGACGCCGAGGCCGCACGGCTGCGCGGGAACACGGCGCTGGCCGAGAGCATCGCGACCGCGCCGGTCGAGGAGTTCATGGCCCCGGTGGTCGTGCCCCCGACGCGGAAGACCTCGGGCGTGGCCGTGACGGTCACCTACGAGCCGGTGGTCGAGGACTTCGACGCGCTGCTGCAGTTCGCGGCGGCGAGCGACAGCGCGATGCGTCCGCTGCTGGTGCAGGCGAACCTGAAGGGGCTGCAGGCGCTGGTCGATCAGATGGGCGAGGGGTTCAATGTGCCCGGCGTCACGCGCGTGATGCGGACCCCCACCGTTCGTAGCACGCGCGCGGGGCGTTCCTAGATTTTGTGGAGTACGCCGGAGAGCCTCCGGCGAGTAGACTTGCGCCCGGCGCGCCGCGTGGCTGCAGCGCGCCGGGGCTTGCCCCGTGTGCCACCGTGGAGTCAGCACGATGACCGAGACATCCTACCCGAAACCCAGCGACCTCGCGAGAGAACACCTCGCCCTCTCCGAGCACGACCTGCGCGGGGAGCGTGACGCCTACCGCGCACTGCTCTGCGCCGCCCTCGACCGGATGCACGCGATGGTCGTGGCCTACGCCGACCTGAACGCCCGCTACACCCGGCTGCTGGACGACCACCGCGCCCTGCGCCGGGATCAGCGGTCGTGACGGGCAACCGGCGCACCTTTGCCCGCCTGCCCGGCGGGGGCTACGTCTACACCTTGCTCGATGAGGGCGTCCGCGTCGAGGTGCGGCACCTCCGGCGGGCGTGGGGCGCGATGCACGCCGAGGTCGATGTCCAGTGCGAGTGGGCCGGGGCGCTGCGGCACGGCCTGAGCCTCTCCTGCGCGGACCTGAACCTCTCGCTGCAGGACGCCCGCGTCAAGCTCGCCAACTACTGTGCGCGGCGCTCGCGCAGCGAGGAGCACGTCCCGCGTGACGAGCAGCCGCAGTTCGACTGGGTCGGCGTCATCGACGCCGCGTGCATCCAGACCCTGCAGGCCGAGCGCACGGGCGACGAGTCGCTGGCCCTCGATGACGCGCCCGACATGGTCGAGGCCACCGTCAACGTCTGGGGGCTGCAGATCCCGCTCGACGGCCCCTCCCTGCTCATCTCGCCCGGCGGCGGGCTGAAGTCGCTGGTGCTGCTGCTGGTCGCGGGCACGCTCGCGCTGGAGGGCCGCACGGTGCTCTACATCGACTACGAGTGGACCGCGTCCCGGCACAAGGCCCGCAAGCTGCGCCTCTTCGGGGCCGAGCCGATGCCCGGCCTGCGCTACATCCGCTGCAAGGGGCCGCTGACGCACGAACTGCCCCGCCTGCGGAAGGAGGTCGAGACGCACGGCGTCACCTTCTGCGTGCTCGACAGTGTGGGCATGGCGTGCGAGGGGCCGCTCAAGGACGATGACACCGCACGCGGGTTCTACGGCGCACTGGCCCTCCTGCCGCCCACGATGAGCGCCGGGCACATCACCAAGGCGCAGGTCGCCGCCCCCGACGCCGAGCGGATGGCCTTCGGCTCGGCCTTCTTCACCAACCTCGCCCGCATGAACTGGGACGTGCGGAAGGTCGAAGACCCCGTGCGCCAGCAGGCCACCATCTCCATCAAGGGCGGCAAGCAGAACGACGGCAACCGCGACCCGCCCGTCGGCCTGCGCTTCGTGTTCTCGCCCGACATGATCGCCGTGTCCCGCGTCGCCGTCGCCGACGAGCCGGAACTGGCAGCGGCGCTGACGATCCCCCAGCGCCTGCCCGGTGCGCTCGCCCGTGGCCCGAAGACCATCGCCGAACTGGCCTACGAACTGGAGGCGCAGGTCCGCTCCGTCGAAAAGGCGCTCAAGCGCGGGGAGGAGCGCGGCCTCTACCTCGTCGTGCCGAACGGGCCGGACGGCGTCACCCGCTGGGGCCGCGCCGAGCGGCATCACGCATGACCGGACAGTTGTCCCAGACACGCGGGACAGTTGTCCCATCGGGGCCGACTCAACCAATGGGACAGTTGTCCCAGACACGGTCGGACAAGCCCCTTCGGACGCAGGACAAAACAACCCCCCTCTGTAAGAGGGGGTTTTGTCCGTCCCACCGGACAGTTGTCCCAACGGAGGCAAAACGATGAGCTTCAAACGCGGCGACTCCGGGTGGTTGTGGCACCGTCAACGCAAGCTCGACTTCACCGTGGCGCGGGTGCAGGGCACCACGGCGCTGGTTCACGTCAAAGGGGCGGGGATCGTGCCCGGCCTCCTGCGCGTGCCCCTCACGGCGCTTCGGCGGGTCAAGGTGGCCCCGGAAGACCCGACCCCGGCCCCTGACCCCTGCGGCGAGCTTCAGTGGCTCCACGTCGTTGAAGCGGTGCCGCGCCCGTGAGCGACAATCGAGGCCCGGCTTCCGGGGGGCACGGGGGGCGTCGCCGGGCGTGCCCGACCTGCGGGCGCTGGATGCAGTTGGACCCTCGGGGCGGCTGGCAGTGCGTCCGGTGCGGCCAGCGGGTGGGGTCGAGCGGCAACTGGTGGCCTACGAAGCCCTTCGTAAGCGCCACGGAGAACGAAAAGCGAAGCGCCTCCGTGGTGAAGAGATCTCAGGGGGGGCCGCTACTACCCCCGTCTGGACGCGGTCGCGTTCAACGTGGGGCAACCTAGCGGTCTACAGCCCCATGTCCGGTTATGGGATTATCAACAACTTACGGGTGGTGAGAATCTTTTCACAGTGTGCCATTCTGAGACACGCGTGGCACACTTCATGTTAGGTGCTGGAAGTCGTTGCGAACACGCCACTTCGCGGTAAGGGTCAAGTGCCCTAACGTCCAAATATGCAGATTTGCTCAGTGTTTGTGCCCGGTCGCCCGGTCTGCCAAGGGTCGATGCGGCACCTCGGGAAGGGCCGGATGACCCACGACAACGTCCACCTCCGCGCGTGGCGCACGCAGATCGGCTGGGCCGTGCGCTCGTCCGTCAGGGCGGCGGTGCTCGACCCGGCGACCGACGTGCGGGTCAAGCTCCACTTCGTCGTCCAGCCGCGCCGCAAGGGCGACGCCCCTGACCTCGACAAGCTGGTGCGGGCGGTGCTCGACGCCCTAACGCACCTCGCCTTTGTGGACGATAAGCAGGTCGTCCACATCGACGCCCGGCGCACGCTGCTCGGGCCTGAGTCGCTGCCGAGCGCCGAGGGGGCGCACATCACCGTGGAGACGGCGTGATCCTGCCCAACGGCGAGGTGCGCGTAGCCTTCACCGCCGACGACGTGCGGCAGGCCGTCGCCTTCGCCGACGCGATGTGCGAGCACAAGCCGAACGTGCGGCGCTCCAAGTTCTTCGGCACCGAGCGGATGGACAACGAGGTCGCGGGGAAGCTGGGCGAGGTCGCCTTCGGGCGCGTGTTCGGCTGGCCCGTGGACTGGGCGCTGCACGCGGGCGGCGACACGCACGCCGACTTCACGGTGCAGCACGGCTGGACGGTGGACATCAAGGCCGTGAACGTGCAGCGGTCGCTGACGCACGACTACGCGCTGCCGCTGGCGCTGCATGAGGTGATCGCCGACGTGTTCGTGCAGGCGCTCATCGAGCCGGGCCGGGTCGCCGGGCGGCTGACCGGGTGGATCGGGCACGCGGCGTTCCTCTGGCACTGCCGTCGCGAGGCGGGCTGGCGCGACCGGGGCGACGACCCGTTCGTGGTGACACGCCGCCAACTGACGCTGCCGTTTCATGCGAGCTTCTGGAGGGACCGTGAGCAGCACTGAGCCGTTCGACCTCGTCTCGCATCCTGACGCGCACTCCAACCTGCTGCGCGAGCGGCTGCTCCAGTTGTCGCTGGCCTCGGCGCTGGCGCTGCCCGGCGAGCGGTGCGTGGTCAACGCCCGTGACCTGCACGACGTGACGACGCAGGCGCTGGACCTGACGCAGGAACTGCTGATGCTGCGCCGCTGCCTGATCGTGTTCATGCGCGCGTCGCACGTCGAGGCGCTGGCGCTGCCGTTCGCCGAGACGGTGCTGGCCGCGACGGTGCCGCTGCGGGTGAAGCACGACCCGCAGGCGCTGCCCGACCTGCTGCAGTTGCTGCTCGACGGCGAGGGCTTCGTGACGGTCAGCAGCAGCGCCTACGCGTCGCCTCCGGCGCTGTTCGACAGCGAGGGCCAGAGCGAGGCCGCGCGGCTCAGGGCGGCGCTCATCGAGGCGCGGCAGGCCATCGTCAACGCGGGCGGCAGCGACACGGTGCTGGCGCTCATCGACGTGAGCTTGCGGTAGGATACGCACCCATGCTGCACCGCCTGCTGCTCGCGCTCCCGCTGCTGGGCCTGATGGCAGGCTGCACGACGCTCTGCGGCTGCTCCGAGGACAAGAGCGTCTCCGTCATCGCGCCCGACCCGCCTGCGCCGCCGCCAGCGGTCCACGTCATCGACTTCCACGTCACCGGCACCGACCCCGGCACGGTGGAGATCACGCTCACGTCGAGCACCGAGGGGACGAGCACGATCCGCACGAACCTGCCGTGGTTCTCGACGCTGAAGACGACGCGCACGTCGAGCTTCCTCTCGCTGCAGGCGAAGGACCGCGACTTCTTCAGCGGGACGATCACGGTGCAGATCTTCGTGGACGGGCTGCTGTTCCGCGAGGCGAGCGTGACGGGGTTCAACCCGGTCGCGGCCATCGATGGGACATGGACGAACTGAGGTCTGCCCGTGCTGCGGCGTGCCGCGTGACCGGCTGCTCCATGTGCTCGCGTGCGAGGGCGTGACGATGCCGACGCTGCCAACCGGGAACCTCGTCTACTGCGCGCTGGCGCATCTGCCCGACCTCGGCGCGGCGTTCGCGCTCAACGGTGAGGGCGAGGCGCTGCTGCGGCTGTCGCTGGACCCGGCGAGCGTCGCGGGCCTGACCGACGTGCTGCAGGCGCTGCGGAACCGCACGTTCTACGTGGCGCTGGTCGCGTCACCGAAAGGGGCACGCCATGCCCGTGAAGACGAAGGTGCCGGATCGGTTCCCGAATCGGAACCGCAAGCCGAGGAAACCCCGGAAGCCGAGGGGCCGCGCCCTCGCCGCCGCCGCCGAGTATCTGCTGACAAACCCGACCGCCGCACTCATTGACAAGCACACCGGCAAGCCGGATGGCGAGAAGATCATCGAGGCGCTGAGTGTGCTGGCGACGGGGACGGGCGAGCAGGTCGCGAAGTTTTTCGGCGGCTACTACCGGCTGCGGGCGCGCGACCGGCAGGCGGCGCTCAACGTGCTGGAGCAGCGGCGCTTCGGGCGGGTGCCGCAGGTCGATGAGGTGCCGAGCGAGCACCGCCCGACGACCATCGTGAACGTGTTCACGACGAGCGAGGAGTTCGCGTTCGTCACCGCGCAGCAGCCGAAGCTGGTGTCCAGCCAACGCGTGCTGCCCACTGGAGAGCCGAGTGACCGAGACGACTGACACCGCCGACCACGACCCGACCATCCTCGCCGTGCGGACGCTGATCGAGCGCCTGCGCGACGCGGTCTACGAGACGCCATCGGACGCCCCCGGCCCGCCGCGCTGGTGGCGCTACGCGCTCGATGACGACGCCGCGCTGCGGCTGGTGCTCGACTTCACGCTGACGGAGAACACGCGGACGGTGCTGCGCCGCAACGAACGCTACGCCCAGTTGCTGCACTGCGCGATGCTGCGGCTCTGCGACCACGGCGAGACGGCGAACAGCAGCACGCTGGTGCGCGAGATCCGCGACCTGCTCGGCGGGGCGTGATGCTCACGGTGTGGTGGGTCATCGGCATCGTCGTCGTCGTAGTCGCGGTGGCGTGGGCCATCGAGCACGTCCTTGACCGTTGGAACTGATGCCCGAGGTCAAAGACTTCTGGAACCCGGTGCAGTCGGCCTTCCTGCTCGCCGACGCGGCCAAGTGGCCCTACGTGGACTTGGAGGGAGCCGTCCGCGCCGGGAAGACGACGCCGCTGGTGGCGAAGAGCGCGGCCTACTGCGTGGACTACCACGGCATCCACGGGGCGCTGTGCCGGTGGACGCAGGACGCGCTCGACGCGCAGTTGAAGCCGCGCTGGCGCGACTGGTGCGCGACGCACGGCATCCGCCTGCAGTGGCACGGCGACGAGGAGTACGACGAGGTCGTCGGCACCGGCTCGCGCGTCTACCTGCGGGCGCTCAAGAGCGCCGAGGAGACGAGCCGCTACGGCAAGCTGGCGGGCCTGACGCTGGCGTTTCTCGGCATCGACCAGCCCGAGGAAGTGCCCGAGGACGTGTATCGGCACTACGTGCCCGCGCGGCTGTCGCAGCCGGGCTACCCGCATCAGGTGCTGCTGACGCCGAACCCGCCGGGGCTGACGCACTGGATCGCGCAAGACTTCCCCGAGCGCAACGGCAAGGACGGCTACCTCTACCTGCGGACGAGCGTCTACGACAACCGGCACAACCTCGGCGACGACTACATCGCCAAGCTGGAGGAGGCGTATCCCGAGGGGCACGCGCTGCGGCGCCGGTTCATCGAGGGCAAGCGCGGCCTGAGCATCGTGGGCAAGCCGGTCTACGCGGGCTGCTTCAACGCCCGCATCCACAGCCAGAAGCTGCGCCTGAACGCCAACGTGCCGCTGCTGGAGGGGTGGGACTTCGGGCACTCGCATCCGGCGGTGGTGTGGGCGCAGATCCTGCCGTGGGGCGAACTGCGGGTGCTCGGCGGCATCCTCGGCACCGACCAGTTCATCGAGGACTTCGCGCCGATGGCGGTGGCGCAGCGGGCGCTCTGGTTCGGCGGGACGCCCGACGTGGACGGCACGCGCAAGCTGCCGTGCGAGGTGTGGAGCACGGGCGACCCGGCGGGGGACCAGAACAATTCGCAGGGCACGCGCGTGAGCGCCGCTGACGTGCTGCGCGAGTATGGCGTGATGCTCTACACCATCGGCGGGGCGAACCATCCCGATGCGCGGGACCGCTGCATCCAGCACCTCGCGGGCTACATGAAGCGGCTGACGCGGCAGGGCGCAGCGTTCACGGTGGACCCCGACCGCTGGCTCGTCGTCGCGCCGGAGGGCGTCATCGCGAGCACGCACTTCATCGACGCGCTGGAGGCGGGCTACATCTGGGACGCGCGGAAGATCGCGCACTCGGTGTCGCCGAACACGCGCCGCGCGTTCAAGGACGGGTTCTACGACCACGCGATGAACGCGGTCGAGTACATCGTGCTGGCCTACGGCCCGGCGCAGCCGACGAAGGTGGACGCCGACAAGGAGCAGCAGCGGGCGCAGCGGCAGATGCAGCAGGACCGCGACCCCGCCGACGTGAAGACCGCGCACCGCGTGGGCGGGCGCTGGGGCGGCACGAATAGTCGCCGTCGCTGAGACGTGTTATCGTGACGCCGCCTGCGAGGTCATCATTATGGCGAAGAGTTCCGCCCCGTCGAAGAGCGCCGCGAAGCGTGAGGCCGCTGAAGAGCGGGCCGAGCCGAAGGGCAAACAGAGCAAGGCCGAAGAGAAGGCCGAACGCAAGTAACCCCCGTCCATCGAACTGGAGCCAGAATCCCATGAACGCACGTCTCGCGCTGATCACGTTCCTCGACGGCCACGACGGCCATCCCGACCACACGCTGCCGACGCCGCCCGCGCCGGTCGATCCCGGCTTCGGCGTGCGGCCTCCGGTCGATCCCGGCTACGGGCGTCCCGGTGGCGGCTGGTCCCCCGTGGACCCCGGCTACGGACGCCCGTCGTGGGGGCCAGTTGATCCCGGCTACGGGCAGGGGCGTCCCCCGCACGGCTCGACGCAGCCGGTGCCGCCGCCCATCACCATCGACAACACGCTGCCCGAGGGCACGCCGCCGCCGCAGATCTCGCTGCCCATCGTGCTGCCGCCGGATCCGGTGGTCGATGGCACGCGACGGTTTGAACTGAAGTACTCCGCACGCTACGGCTGGGTGCTGGTGCCGGTCGCCGACGAGACGGCGGAACCGAAGTAGCCGTGCGCGTCTACCACGTCGTTCTCGCGGACGGCACGGAGCGCGACGTGACCGCGCACGAAGTGCTCATCCACAACGGGTCGCTCGTCTTCAGGAATGAGGCGGGCGACGACATCCTGCTCTACGCCGACACCGCGTGGCTTGCCTGCGAGGTGTCTCGACTCGATGACAAAGGTTAAGGTGCTCCCCAGACGTGGGCGCAGTGCCGTCGCTGCGGGCACGCCTACAAGGTGAAGCCGCCGACGCCCGGCGTGCTGCACGTCTCCGTCGGCGACTGTCGCCGCTGCCACAACGTGAAGGAGCAACCCATGCAAACCACCGGCACCTTTCCCGCGCTGAACACGCCGCGCAAGCCGAGCCGCAAGCCCAAGGTCACGAAGCCGTCGAAGAAGTAAGCCCGTGCCTGCCCCGCCGCCCACCGTCTACCCGCGTCCGAACCGCCGCAAGCTCACGCCGCCGAAGTTGGGCACGTCGCCGTTCGACGTAAAGCTCACCGCCGAGCAGAAGACCGAACTGGTGCAGATGCTCGCCGAGGAGATCGACCGGGCGCTCGCGGCGCGAGGGCCGATCATCAACCCCGGCGGCGACCTCGACTACTGGCACTGGCTCTACAAGCAGGGCAAGCGGAACGTGAAAGACCTGCCGTTCCCCGGTGCCGCCGACCTCTCGACGTGGATCATCGCGGAGAAGGTCGATGCGATGCGGGCGCGGTTCTGCAAGACGATCTTTGTCGAGCCGGTGTGGGTCGTGGACGGGTGGGGCAGCGCCGCGCCGCGTGCGTCGCTGGTCGAAGAGTTCCACCAGTGGAAGCAGGAAGAGGAGCGGCTGCAGGGGTGGTTGCAGCGCACGCTGCAGTTGGCGCTGATCGAGGGCACCGGGGTGCTGGAGTGCTCCGAGAAGGCCGACATGATCAAGCGCCGGAAGGTGCGGCAACTGCTGCCCGAGACGACGCCGGGGGCGCAGGACGGCGACCCGAACCTGATCGTGGCCGACGACCGGGGCGTCGTCGCGCCCGCGCTCGACGCGCAGGGCGCGGTGATGGACGCGGAGAACCCCGACGAGACGGGCGCGGTCACTGCGCCCGTGGACGAGTTCGTACCGGTGCGGCGCGGCCCGAGCTACCGCAACGTGTCGCTGCGCGACTTCCTGATCCTCCCGGCGCACGCGCAGGACGACAGCGAGGTGTGGTGCTACGCGAAGCGGTTCTGGCGGCGGCTGAAGGAACTGAAGAGCCGCGCCAAGAGCGGCCTCTACGACAAGGACGCCGTCGAGGGGCTGTCGGCCACCAGTGATCGGACCCGCGCCGAACTGCCGCAGAGCGTGCAGCAGGCGGGCATCGACGTGGCCGCGCAGTCGAGCGAGACGACCATCGAAAAGGAACTGTGGGAACTGCACGTCCTGCTCGACCTCGACAACGACGGCAGCGAGGAGTGGTACATCATCACGCTCTCCGCGATCCACCGGCAGATCCTGCGCGTGCAACTGGACGACATGGGGATGCCGCGCTACCTGCTGTTCCGGCCCGCGCCGAACCCGCTCAACGTCTACGGCGACAGCCACGTCGATAAGCTCGCGAGCATCGGCGAAGAGCACATGGGCACGCGCAACGCCATCGCCGACCGCAGCAACCTCGTCAACAACGCGCCCATCAAGCGGCTGCGGAACAGCGGCTGGGACATGGACGAGGAGCCGTGGGGCGTCGGCGCGGTCATCACCGTGCAGGATATGCAGGACGTGCAGCCGGTGACGCTGCCCGACGTGCCCGGCTCGATGGCGGGGCGCGAGCAGGCGGTGATCGACGCCGCCGAGCGGCTGTCGGGGCTGAACGACGTGACGCTCGGCAGCGCGCCGCAAGAGTCGCGCACGCTCGGCGAAGTGCAGATGGTGACCGAGCAGAGCTTCGTCCGCATCGAGGAGCAGGTCCGCAACCTCCAAGAGACGATGGAGGACTTGTTCAAGATCCGCCACGAACTGTGGCGGCGTGCCGCCGACGAAGCGCCGCTGGAACCGAGCGAGCGGTTCATGCAGCAGTTGCAGTTCCGCTCCATCGACATGGCCGAGGGCGGCATCGACGGGCAGGCGCTCGCGGGGACGTTCCACGGCAAGCCGCACGGCAGCGTCGAGAGCGCGGACAAGTCGAAGCAGCGGTCCAACTACAACGGGTTCATGCAGGTCATGGGCGGGTTCGCGCAGATGAACCCGACGCTGCAGCAGGTCTTCGCCAGCCCCGACGTGATCATCCCGCTGTTTGAGCAGGCGCTGTCGCTCTACGACTCGCCGAACAAGGGGCAGATGATGCGCTCGCTGCGGCAGTGGCAAGTGCAGACCGAGCAGCAGGCGCAGATGGCCGCGCAGCAGCCGCCGCCGGGACCGCCCGGCGCCCAGCCCGGCGCTCCACCGCCTCCCGGCGGGCCTCCAGCGGGCGCTGGGGCACCCCCACCGCCGGGAGGGCCGGGTGCCCCGCCACCGGGACCGCCGCCGCAAGGCGGGCCTCCTGCGCCGTCTGGCGGGCCTCCCCCGCCGATGATGGGCGGGATGCCGCCGCCGCCGCCCGACCAGCCCGACGTGGTGCCGGGGATGGGGTCGATGCCGCAAGTGCCGCCTGACCTGCTGGCGCAGATGTCGCTGGCGATGTCCGCGCCGGGCGGGGTGCAGTAGTGGCGCGTCGCCGTCCGTCCCTCGTGGCCGACCCGGATGCGGTGCAGCAGCGCGTCACCGATCTGGAGGCGCTGCTCGTCTCGCCGGGCTGGGCGTGGCTCTGTGTCGAAGCGAACAAGCTCTACGGCCAGCGCACGTTCGTGGAGCAGGTCGAGCAGGTCGTGCGCGTGGGCGGGACCAGCGAGGCCATCGCGGCCCGCACGATCTCGCTGACCGCCGCGCGGATGGCCGCAGGGGCGCTCATCAACCTGCCGAGCGAGACGCTGGCCGACCTGAAGCGCAAGCTCGCGACGCAGCAGGGCGATGCGCCGTCGCCCGGCCTCGGAGCCAACGTCGAGGTGTCCCGTGGGGATGCAGGCGCGCACTGACCTGATCCCGAGCGTGTCGATGCCCAAGGCGCTGCGACCGGACCTTGTGCTGCTCGCGCTGCCGCCCCGCCACGCGGAGAGCTTCCGGGGCGGGCTGATCACGTTGCACACCGAGGGCCGCGACCGGCGCGGGCTGGTGCTGAAAACCGGAGACGCGGTGACCGCCGTGCAGTTCTTCGACCACGTCATCTTCGACAGCTTCGCCGCTGAAGAGGTGACGGTGGACGAGTGGCCGTGCGTGCTGGTGCCGGAGGCGGCGCTCGACGCCGTCGTGGAGAGTGACTGATGGCCGATGTAGTCCTTGAAGACGCCGCAGGCGGGATGCCGCCCGCGACCGCACAGACCCTGCCGCAAGCCCCGCAGCCGCAGGTCGAGCCGCCGCCGCCTGACCTGACGCAGCCGCTGGCCGACCCCGACGACGCCGAGGAGCCGCCTGCGCCCGGCGACGACGACCTGCCCGAGGGCGAAGAGCCGCAACCGCAGGGCCGACGCAGCGTCGTCGGCGATCTGGTGCGCGAGCGCGAGCGGCGGCAGACCGTCGAGAACAACCTGCAGCAGTCGCAGGAACTGCTGCGGCAGGTCATGTCGCTGCCCGGCGGGATGGAACTGCTGCAGGCCGCGACGACCGGCCAGCCGCTGCCGCGCCGTCCCGGCGAGATGAGCGCCGAAGATCAGGCGCTGGTGCAGGAGGCGCAGGAGGTCGCGCAAGACCTCGGCCTCTACGACGCCAACGGTCACCCCGACCTGAAGACCGCCGCGCGGATCGTGTTCAGGGACCGCAAGCGCACCGAGACGATGGTGCGGCAGGCGCTCGGGCCGCTGCAGCAGCAGACGATGTCGCTGGCCGCGCAGCCGGTGATCAACCGCGTGCTCGGCATCGCGGAGCAGTTCGGCATCGACAAGAACCTCGTCTGGCAGGGGCTGCAGGCCACGCCACCCGAGCACCTCAACAACCCGGAAGTGCAGCAGGCGGTGCTGATGATGGCGCTCGGCACGCAGACGATGTTGCAGTCGAACCAGTCGCGGGCCACCGGCACGGGCGGGCAGCAGCCGCGCGGGATGCCGCTGCAGCGCATGGGCGCACGGCCCCCGATCTTCACCGAAGCGCCCGGCGGCAGGCCGAGGGCGTCGGCGCAACTGGACGACGTGTTCCGCGAGCGGCTGCGCTCGACGGGCATGAAGGACGAAACGATCAACGCGTCGCTGGCGAACTTCGTGCCCGGCGCACCGAACCGCTTGGAGTAGCCCATGTCCCGAGTGAAGTCGCGGCTGGAGATCGAAACCGAGAAGCTGCAGCGCGGCGTGAAGCAGCGCCTGAAGGAAACCGTCGCGTCGCAGCGCAAGGTCGCCGACGACGATCTGGTCGAGGCGTTCAAGGACTTCGCGAACATCGAGGTCGCCGGGCGGCGGTTGACGGATCCGAACCTGCCCAACGCGCTGCCGATCCGCCTGAAGGACGAGCCGGAGGAGCACGAAGACCCGCGTGGCATCCGGCGCAAGTGGTACCTGCGCTGGATCAACCTCGCGATGCCGAACCGGCACCACATCGCGCAGCAGTCGCTCGGCTACGCGCCCGTGCGCTGGGACGAACTGCAGACCGCCGACGTGATCAGTAACCCGTCGAAGACCGACGAGTTCGTGCGCCGGAGCGAGGGCGGCAAGGAAGCCCTGATGAAGATGCCGATGGCGCTCTACCGGCGCATCAAGGCGAAGCAGCATGAGCGGCACGCGCGGACGATGACGGGCCGCGCGTTGAAAGAGTCGGCCATCGCCGCCGCTGTCGCGCGGGGGTTGTCCCCGGAGGACACCGAGGCCGTCGGAGAGGTGGTCGGCTCGATCAAGGTCGGGCGCGACCGGCTCGTCTCGCCCGACGCGAACCCGCTCGATGCGGCGGCAAACGAAGACCCCCAGCCCTAGGAGACGCCATGTCGATCATCGGCCTGCTCGTTGCGCTGCTGCTGTTCTGCCTGCTCGTCTGGGCCTCGCAGGCGCTGCTGACCGCCTTCGGCATCGCCGACCCGCTCCGCACTGTGATCTGGGTCGTCGTCGTGATCCTCGGCGTGCTGATCATCCTCGGGTATCTCGGCGCGCCGCTCCCGACCTACGGACACCTCCGGCCTTGACAGTCGAGGCCACGCAGCCGTAACCTCATCGCCGACCGGCAGGGGCAGACGGCTCTCGCGCCAAGGGACTTACTCCAGTGGGTTCCGACCGCGCAGGGCACTCTCGCCCCTGCTAGTTTTCGCCTCCCCGATGTCACGCGCGTCGGGGCACACGGTGTGACCTGCAGTGCGTGCTGCTGCTCGCTGGCCCGGTTGGCCGCTGGCGACTGCGTCGAGGCCAACCCGCAACCCCGAAGACATTCGTCTGCGCTCCCCGCGCGGACTATCAGGGCGAGGGTTTTCTCATGGTGACTTTCACGGTCGGAGCCGGTGACGGCTTCCGCGAACTGCGTCAGACGCGGATCATGTATTTCCTTGAAGGGGCGGCGCAGACCTTCAAGACGGGCGCGGTGGTGATCCTCACCGCCGGGAAGGCCGTGAAGGGCGCAACCGCTGCGGTCGCGACCATCCTCGGCATCGCCGCCGAAGCGGCCAGCGGCGTCACCGACCGGAAGATCGGCGTGCTCGTCGCTGACGAGAACAGCGAGTTCCAAGGCCGCGTGCAGGACACGGGCGTGCTCGCGCTGGCGCTGGTCGGCGGGCAGTTCGGCCTCATCCTCGACGCCGTGGGCGGCAAGGACATCTTCCGCGTGAACATCGCGGACACGACCAACAAGGCCGTCGTCATCACCGAACTGATCGACGCGGTCGGCGACGTGAACGGGCGGGTCGCGTTCAAGTTCCTCAACGCGGTGCGGACGCCGCAGCAGTCGTAGTCGCGCTCATCAGTCCCACTAGGAGCCAGCCATGCAAGTACGTGGAACTTTTGCGGCGCTGTACGACAACGTCGATAAGACGGTGTACGCGCTGCTCGGCAAGCAGTTGAAGGAGCTTCCCCCGATCTGGACCGACATCTACTCGCGCAAGAGTTCCTCGCGCAAGTTTGAGCGGTTCCAGACGGTCACGCCGTTCGGCGACGTGCCCGAGAAGCCCGAGGGCAGCGTCTACGCCTTCGACCTGATCCGTCCCGGCTACAGCAAGGACGTGACCCCGGTCGAGTTCGGCCTCGGCTTTGAGGTCACCGAGACGGCGATGGAAGACGACCAGTTCGACGTGCTGCAGCGGCAGGCGTCGTGGCTCGCGTTCTCCGCGCGCGTCGTGCAGGAGAAGTACGCGGCGATCCCGTTCAACCTCGGCTTCTCGACGCAGCTTGCGCCCGACGGCGTCTCGCTGTTCAACACCGCGCACGTGCTCGCGGGCGGCGGCACGGCCCGCAACCGCCCGGCGACCGATGCCGACCTGAGCTACGACTCGCTCAATCAGGCGATCATCGACGTGCAGACGGACACGAAGCTGGAGAGCGGCCAGTTGGTGGCTCCGGTGATGAACTGGATCCTCTACGTCCCGCCGCAGTTGGAGATGCTCGCTGACCGCCTGCTGAACAGCACGCTGCTGCCCGGCTCGGTGGACAACGACGTGAACCCGATCAAGCGGCGTCGGAACATCCGCATCCTCACCAACCCGTACCTCACCGACGCCGACGCGTGGTACCTCGTCGCCGACGCGAAGGAAACGCACGGCCTCGTCTGCGTGGACCGCGTTGGCATCACCGCCGCGCCCGCGATGCAGGACGCCCGCACCGGCAACCGGATCTACAAGGTCCGCTTCCGGCAGGCGTGGGACGCTTTTCTTTGGCAGAATATCTATGGAACTGCTGGAGCGTAAGGGGTTAGCAACAAGGTGACGTGCAGGGCCGCGTGACACCCCTTACAGAGGCGCACGAACCAGTCGTGGTTGTCGCCCCAGTGGTGATGGTTCTGCACGTTCTCCGTCGCACCGCAGCCCTCGCACGGGCCTGCGGGTAACCGACCCAGCCGCTGTCGATAGCGCGTGCGCTTGTTGCGATGGTGCGCTGCACGCTGGCGGGCGGGCCAGTCGGTCCACGGACGGACGAGGCGCGGCTTCACGCGCACGTAGCTCTTCCGGTAGTCGCGCAGATAAGCGCGAGTGCAGGTCGAGCACCAGCCGGGCCGGTCGCGTAGGCCACCACAGCGAGAGCACGTCGGCATTTTCGCTGGAGAGAATATCACGCAGTTCAGACGAGGAGCGGGTCATGCACCACACCGGGCTATTCGCAATGGGCAGGAAGATCGTGGACTACGTCTTCCGTCCACTGGATCAGGCGGGCCTGCCGAGCTACAACACCGCTGGCCCCGTCACCTTCCTCGCCAGCGATCTCCTGCAGCGCCTCATCCTGCGCGACTGCAACGGCGCGGCCCGCAACGACACGACGCCGACGGCGCAGCAGATCATCGACGCGCTGACGGTCATGGGTCGCCCGCCGGTCGCCGGGCACTCGTTTGAGTTCGTCATCCGCAACAGCAGCGCCGCCGCGTTCGCCTCGACCATCGTCGCGGGCACGGGGGTCACGCTGTCGCCTGCGGCGATCACGGTCACGCAGAACAACGCGCGGGCGTTCATGGTCGTCGTCAACAACCCCGGCGCGACGCCGACGGTCACGATCTACTCGCTGGCGGGTGGAGCGTTCTAGTCATGGGCCTCACGGTGCCGCTGATCGACCGTCCGCTGCTGAAGGACGTGGCGGCGGGCGCATCGCCCACCTCGCCCGGCGTGGATGTCGCGGGCTGCGCGAACCTCTGCTTCTACGCGGTCGGCGCGGCAGGCGTGAGCGCGGGCGCGGTGATCATCGAGGAGAGCCACGACATCGCCTACGCGGGCGCGTGGACGCCCATCGGCGCGGCGATCACGTTCATCGTCGGCGTCGCGGTGCCGGTGCGGATCGCGGGCACCGTGAAGGCGGTGCGGGCGCGCATCACCACGCCGCTCGTCGGGGGCACGGGCAGCGTCTACATCGTCGGGCGGTAGGCGATGACGTTCGCCGACCTCTACGGCGAGGCGCTCAACCACGAACTGGGGTCGTACGACACGACCCAGTTGTTCACGACGGTGCGCCGCAAGGCCGCAGTGAACCGCGCCGTGAAGGAGTTCGCGCGGCTCGGGAAGATCTCGCTGTCGAAAGAGATCGTCATCCCCGTCGTCTCGGGCACGACCACCTACAACCTCGACACGGCGAGCGCGAACCGCTTCGTGGCGTTCGGTCGCCCCCCGCTGCGGGTGCGGCAGATCACGACGGCGACCGGCGCGAAGGCGGTGACCTCGCTCGTCGTGCGCTCGACGGCGTATCTCGATGAAGCGATGCCGGGCTGGCGCGACACGGCGTCCACGGGGTTCC